TGGTCTAGTATTTCCTTCACACATTACTGTTGGATCTACTGCAGGGTTAGTTACAGTTGCCACTAATTGACGCTCAAAACAAGTCTGTGCTGTAGGAGCTGGTGTAGCTGTAGGAGGAATACCACAAGCTTCACAACTAGCATATTGAGTAAACATATCTATATCTCCATCAACTCCTGTTCCTCCACTACTGTACCACTGGTAACAATCTCCATTGTAAAATAATACTATAGAAGTATCTATTGGACTTGAGTCTTGTACTTGAATTACTAATCCAGTAGGATCATCACATGTTACAAATCTAGCATAGTAAGTTGTAGGTGGTGTTGCAGTTGGTGGTATTGGTGTAGACGTCGGCCCTACAGGTGTAGCTGTTGGTGCACTAGTTGGTACCGGTGTTGGTGTTGGAGGTAATCCTGTTGGTGTAGGAGTAGCTCCTGACGGAGTAGCCGTTGGTGGTACCGGAGTTGCTGTAGGAGGAATTGGAGTAGGAGTTGGACCTCCTGCACATCCTGATGCACTATAAGTTCCGCTAACAGTAAACAGACATCCTGCTGGTAATACCTGACCGTTAAAATATTGTGGGTAAAGTTTTATAAGCTCTACAGTTGCAGTATCTTTCTGAGTTAAGTTAAAACCAGAAATTTTATTAATACGATAGTATGTATCTTTAATAAAAATCTGATCGTTTAATTTTATATCAGCATACTCGTATTGGCTAAACTGTAAATCTAGAGTTAACTTTGTACTATTCTCCCAATATAAGCTATCTAAATAAGTTTTCCAGTAAGTATTAAATGCAGTTGAACTGTCATCTAAATCGTTAGTGGCTGTAAACTTAGTATATGTATTGTTAAAATGTAAATCTTTAGTTCCTGGTTGAACTGGTAAAGCAGCTACGTTAGCAATAGTTGTGTATGTATCTGTAATTGCAGTAGCTCCACCTCCAGCAGCCCCTAAATAGAAGGTACCGCTAAAATTATTTGTAACTTTATACCCTATTCTAGGTTTAAAAGCATAAGATTTTAAAGTACTATTCTCGTATTTGTATAAATGAGGGAATATAAAATTATCATTTAAATCAATTTGCAATGTTCCATCCCCAGAAGTACCAGTTCCAGTAGTGTTTGGATTAAATGGTCCTCCTAATACTACCGGTGCAAAGTAATCTCCTATAGTTCTTTCACCTTGAGATAAGTTATTATCTGCCAATAACCTCAAAGTCCCATACTGGTAGTTGGGATCTGCATCTATTGCTGCTTTAGAAAATCTATCTGTATCGTCTGATGCTTTTAGTAAAAGCTGTTTAGGCTGTTCATCTACTGTATGGTTAATACTTCTTCTTTCGGCAGTATTGTATTTCTCTGTCCAATCCTTTTTCTCCCCGTTTCTCACCCAAGTATCAAACGTATCTATACTAAGTAGTCCTCTCTCTCCTTTGACTGGGGTAATCACAAGATTAAACTGCTGTACTAATCCATTTAAGAGGTCTAAACTTTTAGTTTCTCCTTGAAACTGTAATCCCATATTTACAGTAGCTCCTATAGAAGAAGCTGGAGCATTAGAACATCTAAAATTAGTACCAAAACCAAACAACAATAAGTTACCTGGTGATCCTGAATTTATAGTATAAGTAATTCTAGTCCATACATTAGGTCCTGCTGATATATAAGAGGTTGCTCCTACATTCATAAAAACAGAATTAAATCCGTATGTTGAATCTAAATTTACTGTCTGTGAAGCTAATACTGTACCAGATAAAGGAGCAGAACCTACAAGAAGTTCTAATTTAACAGTTACACTACCTCCAGTAAAAGCAGTAGGGTTAAAAAATGAAGTATTAACTGAAAAAGTATAGTTACCTACACCTCCTACATTGTAATATCCTGTACTAGTATCAAAAGCATTTGTAGGATCTTCTGTTTCTGTGTCGAAAGGAAGTGTAGATGTTCCTGTAGAAACACTAACGTTATTACTATTATAAGCATAACAAGTAGCAATTTGACCAGGTTCTCCTACTATTCCTAATTCATCTTTGGCTTTTGGTAATATGTATAGCTGATTAAACTCAGCTTCATTCTGGAAACTACCTGTATATCTAAATCCTACCTGGTCAAATATTACATCTAGAGTGTCTTTTATCCTAACTGCTGGTAATAATTGAGTAGCTTGAATAGGAGTTAATGAGTTATCCAAGTAGTTACCTGAACCACCACCTTGAAAAGAAAAATATGGCAATTGTATTTGATCTGGTTCATCAAAGCCATATTGTGCTATTGGGTAATAAACTGCACCTCCTAAAAGGTTATCATTCCAAGAGTCTTGAATATTTTGATAAGTAAGAGTGTGGTTTAAACTAGACCAATCTCCATTCTTAATTAATTTGTTAGCTAATGCATCGTTAAACTGTACAACCGAATCAGTTATACGACATTGGTAAGTTACATAGCCTTGTTCGTCGGAAATAATCTGTAATAACTGGAACTGCCCTTCTAAGAGCGTCTCTCCGTTATAAATTATGTATCCATCTATACTATTATAAAATGCAGGAATATCTTCCGCTCCGACAGTATATCCGTGTTTAAAAAAAGTATTGTTAGCCTTTGTACCTGGTAAATTAAAGGACTGGCTACCAACACCAAAATAAGAACCAATACGAGTATTCTCAATTGAAGATACATCCAGTCTTAACGGTATATCTTTATCGATATCTAGATCATAAGTTGATCCTTCATATACTACTCTAATTATTAGTCCGGCCATTATCTCCCTGGTCTTGCGTTAGCGTATTGGTATGTTACATCATATTGGAAAGTCTTTTGACCTCTCCTATTTGTGTTGTGTACGTATGATCCGTTTGTAATTACAATAGGAATAAATTCAGTTCCTTGCTGTACAAATACAGATGGTGATTCAAATATTTCACTAAACCATTCAGCATGTTCTTGGTCTAACCAATCTGTTGTTATAGTGTAGTTATCTGTATACTGGTTATTGTATTGTAATTGACCTCTACGCTGGGCGTCATACACTGAATTAGCTGATGAATAATTAACCATTGGCTTTGTGATTGTCTGCCTGGTTATGTTGGTTGATTTTCTAACAGGTAAATTAACCCCGTAGTAATCGTAGAAGCCGTATTTGTTTATAAAAGCAAATCTTACTCTATCGTAGTTACAATCGTCTGATTTTAAGAATTGGTAACTATTACCATTTGCAGTTACATCAACAGTCTGCCATACAGCAGCAGCTCCAATGTTTAAAGTTGAAACTGGTATAGTATTAAACCCAGAAGCCATTGTATAACTTATAGTTGGTCCTGGATCGTAATCTACAGTTACTGATGATAAACCTCCATCGTTGTAAAAAGTCATCGTTTGATAGTCATCATACGAAAGGTAATTATCACTTGAAGGTAAATTAGTAAGGACTTCCTGTGGCTGCCAGTTAAAGCTTGTTCCATTGTTAGGATCTACTGTGCCAGGAAATACCTGTACGTTTGTTCCTCCTACTGCAGGAGAACCAATATTTCCATTACCGTCATAAAGTATTACAGAAGAAGAAACTGACGTTCCATATTCTTCTCCAAAGTATACGTTAAAGTTTTGTACTGAACCTGCCGGAGATGTTTCATTGCCTATCTTCCAATGCTCGTCATAAGATAAGTAATCACTTAAAATACGAGAAGGATCAAATACGGCAGCAGCATTTGGGTTAGGATATTGTTTAATTCTAACTAATAAGTTACCATACTGCTTTACATCCATCACGAATTGAAACTGAGGATTACCAGACTGAGTAGAAGCAACCGTATATAATAAAGGCGTATATACTGCGTTGGGATAGGAAGGTTGATTTACTATTGATATTGCCATTATTTCTTAAAAGTTATTTCAAACATATTATCTATTTCTTGTAGTAACGCCTTATCTACATCTGAATCGAATCTAGTCTCTGCCCAAGCATCATCTATAAATGGGTTAGCAGCCATCTTATACGTTCCGTTGTTTACGTATTGACCGTAATACACCATTTCTACACCGGCTTTTACCGTCTCTCCTCTTATATCTGCAAAGGTCTTAATACTTCTTTTAAGACGTCCTGTTCTATAGGGAGCGAGAGTTTTTAGATTTTGTTCTAAATCCTTACCGAACTCTTTAATTGCTTTTACTAGATCTTTTTTAGCCATTACATTCAGTAGTATTATTACATCTTCTAACTTCTTCTATCACCCATTGGTTACCGTTAACCTGGA